GTTAGGAGCATTGTTATCATTGAATATAACTTGTGTGTTGCTTCCTGCTACTGGTCCAGTCGCACCAGTCGCACCTTGTGGTCCAGTAGCACCCGTTAGACCCGTTGCGCCAGTCAGTCCAGTGGCACCTGTTTCTCCAGTAGCACCAGTACTACCAGTTAGACCTGTCGCTCCAGTTAGACCTGTCGCTCCAGTTAGACCTGTCGCTCCAGTTAGACCAGTTGCACCTGTTTCTCCAGTAGCACCAGTACTACCCGTTAGACCCGTTGCACCTGTCAAGCCAGTTGCACCTGTGAGTCCAGTGGCACCTGTATCTCCTTGTATGCCTGTCGCACCTGTTGCTCCAACGTCACCAGTTGCGCCAGTCAATCCAGTTGCGCCTGTAGGTCCAGTAAGCCCTGTAGCACCAATTGGTCCTTGTATACCTGTAGCACCAGTACTTCCAGTCTCGCCAGTCGCTCCTGTTGCGCCAGTTAAGCCTGTTGCACCTGTCAGTCCTGTCGCTCCAGTAAGACCAGTAGCACCTGTCAAGCCAGTTGCACCAGTTTCTCCGGTAGCGCCAGTTAGTCCCGTTGCCCCCGTAAGACCGGTGGCACCTGTGAGTCCCGTAGCGCCCGTATCTCCTTGTATACCTGTCGCACCTGTAGCACCTGTTAGACCTGTAGCACCTGTTAGACCTGTAGCACCTGTGAGTCCTGTTGCTCCAACGTCACCAGTTGCACCTGTTAGACCAGTTGCACCTGTTAGACCAGTCGCTCCTGTCTCTCCTGTAGCACCAGTACTTCCAGTGTCTCCTGTTGCACCAGTGAGTCCAGTCGCACCCACATCACCTTGTGGTCCAGTTGATCCTGTAGCACCAGTTAGACCGGTTGCCCCTGTTAGGCCAGTTGCGCCTGTGAGTCCTGTTGCGCCTGTTTCTCCCGTAGCGCCAGTAAGCCCGGTTGCACCTGTAGGACCAGTGGGTCCTGTGAGTCCTGTAGCACCTGTTAAACCAGTAGCACCTATAGGACCAGTTGCACCTATAGGACCAGTTGCTCCAGTAGCACCGCTATCTTTGGCTGCCCAACTTAGATTACCAGTACCATCTGTGCTTAGTACAAATGTATTGCTACCGCCTGTGATTTTTACATTACCAACATCACCTAAATTACTGATACCAGTAATATTTGCATTATTGGCACTAATGTTACCTGTTATTGTAGCATTTGTAGCAGTGATGCTATTTGCAAAGTTTACATTACCATTAGCATAGAAACTATGCGTCAACATAGCAGTATTGCTAGTGACTATCAATTCTATACCTACAGGTTGCGCGGCTGTATTTGCTACATAACTGCTATCTACTCTAGGTGCTATCTTTGCCCAACGATTACCTGTTGGTGCAGCACCATTGGCTTGAGCACCACGCCATTCTAAATTACCAATATAGTCGCCTGGTTCTAGGCTCAATCTTGCATTGTTATTACCACGACGGCGTATATATCTCAATGCTAACGAATCTGCTTGATTGGTAGGACTTCCATATTGTGTGCTGAACCATGTCGCTATACCGCTTGGTACTCTACCAAGTGTGCTTATGCTAGCACCACCAAATGATACTGTACCTGCTGTAGTGATATCGCCATTAGCAAGATCACCTTGATTTGTAAAAGTATCAATCTGCCAACTAGCGTCTGTCGCTTTATCTGTCGTGGTACCTGTGCCTACAGGTATGAATGCTTCTTGACCTGCGAATAATAAATTGCCACCAACATTAGCATACCATGCTCTTGTATAGAATCCATTAGCGACTCCATCGCCTATATAGGCCATAGTTTGATTGTTTGGATCTGCACTGACATCTATAGTTTCAATGAAACTTTGGTTACCTAACGCAGTATTAACTGTTATACCATTACCATTGAACTGCCATGTGCTTGAGTTTGCGATGTTTGCATTGATTGCCAATGCTGACATTGTTACTGTATTGGTAGTATTATTGAATGTAAACGCATTGCTACCGGCAGCATTACCTGCATCGTTATAGATGACATTTGTGTTTGATCCTGCTACAGGACCTGTAGCACCTGTAAGACCTGTCGCTCCTGTAGGTCCTGCTACGCCAGTAGCGCCAGTTACACCAGTGGCTCCTGTAGGACCTGTCAATCCAGTTAGACCAGTAGCGCCAACATCGCCCGTAGCACCAGTTACTCCAGTAGCACCTGTAAGTCCTGTAGCACCTGTTAAACCAGTTGCTCCCGTGAGTCCCGTATCACCTGTAGCACCAGTATCTCCTACTGGGCCCTGCGGTCCTGTACTACCTGGTGCACCAGTAGCACCTGCTTCTCCTGTAGCACCCTGTGGTCCTATTGGGCCAGTACTTCCTGTATCACCTACAGGTCCAGTCGCTCCTACAGGTCCTGTAGCACCAGTAAGACCAGTCGCACCCGTCAATCCAGTAGCGCCTGTGAGTCCCGTTGCCCCAGTTAATCCTGTAGCACCTGGTGCGCCTACTGCTCCATCAAGATTGATAGACCAACTTGTATAACTACCACTTCCTGTGACGTTAATGATGTTCGCTATAAGTTGTCCATTACCACTATCATAACTTATGATAGGACCATTCATGCTATTGCCAATGCTATTTGCAATGACGATATCTTGTTCTATTGTATATGCTAGTCCTGTGCCAACAGTTAGTGTGACATTGCCTGTGGCTAATGTTAAATTGCTTACACTAGTTGTGCTGTAACGATCACCTTGTATACCAGTAGCACCTGTGCTACCTTGAGGTCCTGTACTTCCTTGTATGCCAGTAGCACCAGTAGGCCCTTGTACACCTGTCGCACCTTGAATACCTGTGCTACCTGTAGCACCTGCTTCTCCCGTTGCACCTTGAGGTCCGATTGGTCCTGTTGAACCTGTGAGTCCAATTGATCCCTGTGGTCCAGTAGCGCCTGTCAAGCCAGTCGCTCCCGTTAATCCAGTAGCACCTGTTTGCCCTGTAGCGCCAGTTAAGCCAGTTGCTCCCGTAAGACCGGTGGCTCCTGTGAGTCCAGTAGCGCCAGTTAGTCCAGTAGCACCAATATCGCCTGTCGCCCCAGTCTGTCCTGTCGCGCCGGTTAGTCCAGTAGCGCCCTGTATTCCAGTTGAGCCTTGCGCACCTGTCGCTCCAGTCTGTCCAGTAGCGCCTTGCGCACCAGTAGCGCCTTGTGGGCCAGTTGCACCTGTAGCACCAGTTAGACCTATAGGACCTTGTGGTACGATTGCACGATCTACTTGTACTACTACGTTTGGTGTGGGTTCAATGTTTACTTGTACGACACCTGAGCCATTAACATTTACTTGATTTGCCATGTCAATGTCTCCTTAATTATAAACGCCATCGCTTGCGACTAAGAACAATAAGAATATGCTCTCATCATAAGCAGGAGTAGTGCCACTCGCGGGAAAACTGATCTTGATTCTGCCTGTAAAACACGCTGGATCTGTAGCGTTTATTGCTAAATCTGGATCGCCTGGTAGACCTGAGTATGTGACTTGTAGACTATCACGACCTATTGTAGACCATGTTTCTTCATCTATGACTACTGTGAAACTGCCTGTAGCATCGACACGATTTGTAGTAGTCAATGTTATGGGCAATGCTTCTATGCGATTCATGGTCATAGTACCAGTCGCTGTGCTTAGTGCAAACACAGCACCGGGAGTGTATGTTGGTGCCGCGCCACGACTTGCAGATATAGTAAATGTCGTATCTGTGATGACTTCTTTGACATAGAATGTTGTATTGATAGTCACGCCACCAAATACTGTACCACGAAACTGTACAGGCATGCCTATGAATAGTTCTGCTGTTGAAGTACAAGTCAATACATTTGTACCTGTAGTTGTCGCTGTGATGTCAGTTATCTTGCTGACTAATGGATAGTCTGATATAGTGAAGTCATATCCACTACGACTATCACGGAAATTTGTTATAGCACGGCGTATGATCTCTACATCTATAGTAGCACCTGTTAAATTGATTGGTGTAGTGCCTGTCTGCCAACCACTCGGATAACTAGTGATGTTACTCCATACTAGATTCCAGAAATCTTTTTGATTGTATACTAGTTCTTGTGCTAGTACTTGCCCATCAAATCCACCGACTTGATTGAGCGTGTTCTGACTGAATTTTGCCATCTCTGCTTCCTCGCATTATTGACCACACTCTGCTACCTCGCAGTTGTGTGGTGTTATATTATATTTATATTAAGGCACGTAAACTACGATCTCGCCTGTAGCGGTGTCATAATAAAGTTGACTTAATCCTGCTGTGCTGTTTACTGTTCTAATTGGCTTAACAAAAAGTGTATTAGCCTGATTTGGTTTTAAATTGCTTCCAGTAGCATTAATACATATACTATTAACAGGCATACCGGCAGCGGTATTGCTATCACTACCTGCTCTAGAACCTATCGCAATACTATCTTGACCCTGACGAACACTAGTAGGACTTGATAAAGGCGTTCCTGAAAGTATACCTATAGCGATAGCGCCGGATTCTTGACCAAATCTTCCTGCGCCTGTACCTATCGCTATAGCATTACCTAATTGACTATTTTCTAGAAATCCACCGGCATTAGCACCTATTGCAATCGCACCATCTGCTTGTGCTAAATTACCTGCGTTTACACCGATAGCGATTGTTCTATCTGCTTGACTAGTATTTCCTGCATTAGTACCTAAATGAATACTGTCGTCTGTTACATATAAATTACCTATAGTCGCAATGGTTGTTATATTCGCATTACCATTAACTGTTAAACCAGTCAAATTCCCAACACTAGTGATATTTGGTTGTGCATTAGTGATTACAGTACCAGCAGTTGCTACATTTAAATTAGCAACTTGTGTAGTTGATGTCACTACTAGAGGTGCAGTACCTGTAGCAATAGTTGATGTTAACTGACCGGTAGTTGTAATGTTACCAGTAACATTGAGTAAGTTTGTTATCTTATTAAATGTTAAGTTAGCACTACCGCCAAAAGCATTACTATCATTAAATTGAATCTCTGTATTACTACCACCTGCCGCACCTTGTACGCCTGTCGCACCTACTGGACCTGTAGCGCCTGTTGGACCTGGTACAGTTGATGCCGCGCCTGTTGGTCCAGTCGCGCCTGTAGCGCCCGTTGGTCCTGTAGCACCCGTTGGGCCTCCGCTTGGTCCTGTAGCACCAATTGGTCCTGTAGCACCTGTGGCGCCGACGGTACCAACATCATATGTGATTTCACCAGTAGTGCTATCATAATATAATACAGAATTTGCAGTTTGATTGCGTAATGGTTTTACTGTAAATGAATTTGCAGCAGGCGCAAGCAAGTTAGCATTAGTGGCATTTATGACGATAGCGCCTGCTGATGGGCTTCCGCCATTACCTGCACGATGTCCTATAGATACGCCATAATTTGCTGATCTAGTAAATGTACCGATAGAGATAGAGTTTATATATGCATTTTCTCTACCAGCAAAATAACCTATAGCGATATCAAAATTGCCATTAAAATTACCTGCATTGGCTCCAAAATAATAACTGTTGCCGGTAGCGGGACTATTATTACCTAAACCTATACTAGTACTACGTAATATCATTCCATTAGCGGAAAGATCATTAATCTCAGCAGTACCTATATTTGAAAAAGTAGCGTTGACTCGATTAGCACCAGTAATACTACCACCGAAATTGATAGCAACATTATTAAATGATGCTAATGTATTGGTGCCATTAGCAGTTAAATTACCGCTTACAGTAAGATTAGATAATGTACCTAGGCTTGTGATATTAGGTTGTGCATTAGTTGTGACTGTGCCGGCAGTTGTTGCACTATTTGCGCTACCGATCAATGTTGCAGTTATAGTATTTGCGCTGAAACTACCATTGATATCACGGGCAACTACTGTGTTTGGTGTTGCCGCGCTAGTAGCACTAAGACTATCTAATAAATCTGCGTTTAGATTGGCTACTTTTGTAGTGCTTGATACTATCATAGGCGCAGTGCCTAAAGTAGCAGTTGATTCGAATGATATTGCAACAACTTTATTCGCGGCATTCAAATTATTACCATTAATGTTACCAGTGTTAGCATTAACATTACCAGTAACAGTTAATTCACCGTTTATTGAAACAAGATTGCTTACCTTGTCAAATGTAAATGCATTGCTACCGCCAAAATCATTAGCATCATTAAATTGAATTTGTGTGTTTGCACCGCCCGGTTGTGCAAAATCATATGGCACGCCATTAGCGTATAATAGATTGTCAGTTTTGACATTTCCTGCGCTAATGTTTGATGTGACTGTTAAATTACCTAAAGTACCTACTGTAGTTATGTTAGGTTGATTGCCGGTAGTTAATGTACCGGTAAGATAATTAGCAGTAATTAAATTAGGACCTATGATTGAATCACTTGTAAAGACAATAACATTTGATGTGCCATTAATACTGACTGCTATATTTCCATTAGCATAAGATTGAATATTGCTAGTGCCATTAATGATCTTATCGCCAGAAATCAATATATTTGCAATATTTGTGCTATTAGCATGTGCGGTTAGATTTACCCCTTCGCCTTTAAAGAGTAATAATACAGTATTAGAAGTAATGGTGGTTACACCACCATTAGGACCTGTATCTAAATAAGCCGTACTAAAACTTGGTCCTGTAGCGCCGGTCGCGCCGGTAGCGCCCGTTGGGCCACCTGATGGGCCGGTCGCGCCCGTTGGTCCTGTAGATCCAGTAGCACCATTGATGCCGCTTGCTCCTGTAGGACCTTGTGGTCCTGTAGATCCGGTGCTGCCAACAGGTCCTGTAGCGCCGGTACTGCCGATTGGTCCAGTTGCTCCAGTAGCACCTGTCATGCTACCAGTGATAATGTTCGTGTTTAACGCTGTTGGCGTTACTGTTATGCCTGGCGCCTCAGCAACGATATTAACGTTAAGTGGTTCTACGACAAACGTAGCAGTTATTTCAGGCATATTATTGGTACCTTACAATGAATCCTAGTGGCTCACGATTGATATTTGTTAAACTTGCGTTTGATTCGCTTTGTCTAGTAACTTGTAACGTCACTAAAACTAATGTGCTATTGGCAGCATTGTTTGCTAATGAAACATTAGGTATGCCAACGTTGGCTGTACCAGTTATGTTATTACCAATATACAAATATGCTTGTCCTGCTTGCGCATTGCTGAATGCAGTGACTAATGTATATGCGTTAGCATTAGGTTGTGTGACATTTAGATTGATGTTCCCTAACTCAACTACGTCAGTAGTCGTGCTATAAGTTATATTATCTACAGTATAAAATTTAGCAGTCGCGGCTAATGCCCATGCATTTGGATACAATGCATTGGCAGCATTACCTGCTGTATCTGTAAAAGTTATGGGTAATGTGTACGCTTCACCCGTGTAGATTTCCAAGCATTGCATCTCTGTGCCTGCTATGGTCATCGTTTTCGCGCCGTTTAGTAATAGACTCATATTCGTAGTTTCCTATATATTATTTATTCGGTCTGACAGTTTCATGACTTAGACCCTCACGATCAAGTCGTGCTTTTATGAGATTGCAAACACTATCATAGCGTTTGCTATTTGATTCTTGGAAAATATTGTATTCTTTAGCCCATGTGATGAAGTCAGATAAAGATAATTTTTCGACTAATTCTAATGGATCATAATCAATAATTATAGTTCTTATTTTGTGCATCATGATGGTTCACCTTTACTCTTAAACAGTTGCAAGTTTGTAAATGGAACAATGACATTGGCTCCCGCAGTCAAATTTCTAAACATTATGCCGGCGCCACCGATGACACCACCTGTTAATTTAGCATAATCTTCATATACTATGAATAATGGTTCATTTGCTACTAAAGTATAAGTATGTAAAAATTGATCATCACCTATATATAAAGAAGGGCTACTCGCTGGAGTGAATACTGCTGTTACTTGAATAGTAGCATTGGACGGAGATACAAATTGAGCATAACATCTGGTATAAATGGATTCATTTAATGCTAGTGTTACGTTGGCAACTGCTGCCCATGTCATTATCCACCAATTATAATCACCATCGTTTCGTTGAAAATCTACTGCGTTCGCCGGAGTGAATACACCTGTACTATTTTGAACATATCCATTAGCAGTAGTAGAAGTTCCTTGAAAATAAGGATAACGATAACTAGCACCTGGATTAGTACCTATTAAATATATTGGTTGATCAAATGATGTTCTAGCAGTGACATTTATAGGTAATGTAACTATAGTGTCATCAGATACTTGCCAACCTTGTTCGCCGATACCTGTTTGACTATAGAGAGTATTAGATAGATTATTAAATGTAATAGTATTATTAGCAATCTGTACATTGGTAATAGTGTTATTAGCAATATTGTTATTGATGATAGTATATTGCTGTATATTATTACCACTAATACCGCCACCTGTTATGCTTATACATGCGTTGCTCAATGCTACGCTTGGAGTGGGAGTCACAGTAAATTGTGTGCTACTGATGACATTAGTGACTCTTGTATTCGCGACTAAAGTACCAGTACCGCTAATCTTAGTGACTAATCCACCTACATATAGATTGGCTATAGCATCGCTTGTGATCGTGTTACCAGAACTAAAAGCATTACATGGACTAAATGTATTAGGACTTGAAACTGTAGGGCCGCCCCAACTGAATGGACCTACAGCCGTACTATTTTCTCCTACTTGATCATTCTTAGCAGTCAAACTCCAATATATATCACCTGCAGGTATATCTGATGCTTGTATAGTGAATTGAGCATTTGCTAATAATGGTTCACCATTACTATTAGTAATCGTTTGATAGAATACATGGTCGGTGACATCGCTATTAAAACCATAATTAAAATCTAAGTAACGAACCAAACCTGTTACGGGCACAGTACCTGTCACTTCGAAATATGGTATAGTGCCGGCGCCAACTACTTTGACGATGGGCGGCGCTACGTTAGAATAGATGTTAGGATCAGGTAATCCTGTGTTAGGATCTGGTTGAAAGTCTAATAACGCTCTATCATTATAGATCGTATCGTTATATTCGAATGCAGTGATGAATACACCTAAACTACCATCGCTATATTTCTCTTCTGCTACTGTAGCGACACGAAATAATTTACCATCACCACTATTCAATACGTCCCAACCATATTCTTCATGTTTGATGCGTATGACATCGCCTGCTTCGATCTGTATACCTGAGTAATCTAATTTGAACGTCACAGTCAAATCTTCGCGGCTCTGTAATAATTTACGCACGCCAAGATACAATGCTTGTATGCTATTGTTGACTATAGGGTAACTGATGTTTAGTTTGTTGACTGCTTCATTTGGACTCATGACTGCGGCAGCATAATCGTCTAATTCAACGACTTGATAATCAGTTTGATCTTTGATGTATTTGTTTGGATATGCGACTTCTAATTGATTGAATGTATCATTCAAATTGATAGGACTTATATTGATACCGCCTATCAAATTACTGCTATCGACCAAGAATAGATCGTTGATGGTAGCATAATCAGTATAACTCTGATTGATGACTACTTTCCATTTAGCAGTCAATTCGCTATACTGCAACCAACTATCACAACTATCTGTTAGATATTGTAGATTGTTTAAGCAATTCTCACCTGTCTGTAATGGGCCATTGATACGATAACGTTCTTGCGTGCCGGCGCCGTAATTAATCAATTCATCGCTATAAGTATCCAATGCAGTTAAACTTGCAGTGTCTATGCGACTTAATGGTATCGCACAGCCATAACGTGTATTGAGCATATAGTCTTTGATGGCGCTACCGGGTCTAGTCAATGAGTTTGACATGCGACACATCAAACCACCTAGACTTGTAGTACCTGCTTTATCATCATAGTTCACACGAACGATAGCGAAAGCACAATTGGTCATAGTATCTGTGCTTGTCCAACGCTGATTTAATGGTATAGCGCCATCTTGTAATATTTGTATAGCAGATACTCCGCTTGTATTCTGCCCAGACGCACCACTACTACCATTTCGATATAGATATATGAATATCTTACCATTGACTTTGGTATCGATCTCTGTTTGACCAGGAGTGTTATTGATCAAGCCTGTGACGTTAGGACTTGTAGGGCTAGCGAACTGTACCTTCTTACCATCATAATAGATATTATTCATGTCATAGGTATAACCACTACCAGCAGTAGTGTCAGTATGTTCTGCTAGTGCGACAACATACCACATAGTTTTAAGATTGGTACTGATTTTTGCATCTATAACTGGTCCACCTATGAATGCTGATCCATAGACTACAGGTATCTTGTTATCTGTAGCAGGCGGTAACTGAACACGACCACCACCGAAGTTACCACTAGGTGCGTTAGGAGTCAATCTTCTAATCAAGAGGCTACTGACACCTATGCTGAGTACTGAGGCACCCACAGCGGTGAATATAGTCAATGCCGTGCCGGCTAAACCTATCGCTGTACCAATCGCACTTGCAATCGCTGTAAATATTGCCATGTTATGCTCCCATCACCCATACTTCTTCGGTCTTTTGATAACCAAATCTGCTAAAATCAAGATCGGGACTATTGACCATCTTGGTCATAGTGAATAATTTGATCTTGCCCTCATCTATCAATTCTTGTGCCTGTTTGTTATATTCTTTTATCAATCTATATCCTGCTGTAGTGCCACGATATTCAGATTCTACCCAATAAACTAATTCACGTAAGACTTTGATCTCTGGATCCCATATGTTGTGATCTTTTATACCTATGATCATGCCAATAGGCTTATCGCTCTCTGCAATCAATGCAAGACCGCCACCTAATATGATGTGATGATATAGTTTATTGATGTAATCTTCGTTATCACAATTCTTCATCATATCAATAGGCGTTTGATTGCGAAAGTTTCTTAACATATCGCATATATGAGGTAAGTCAAATTTATTTGCTTGTCTGATTATCATTTGTTAATCCTGTTGTAATCCTGGTCCACCTGGATTGATGTCAGGCATGCCACCGCCTCCGGCGCCACCACCATTGTTAGGTACGACTTGACGACCCTTAGGATCTTTACCGAAGTCAAACTGCACACCACTGATACCATATACACGATCCATGCTTGTATCAGTAGGATCAAAAAACTTCCAACTTTCTTCGTTGGTCTTACGACCTGCTATGCGATTCTGCAATACAGTCTTATAACTACTTGCTGATACCGTTATGGTATAGTTATCGTCATTACCTTGTCTATCTTCTTCTAATGCATAACTTGTGATTATACCTGTAAAACGTAGATATGTGTTACCTAATTCACTATTGGCATCATAGAAACCACGCCATACTTCTATCTCGCTACCGCGTATCTTTGTACCCAACACTAATTGTATGTTTTGCGCACCGATACCGCTCAATGCGATCAATGTGTCACCTGCTGTTACTTTCAATGCGCGATTTTGCGCACCAACGCTCAACAATCCACCTAATGGCGAGTATGTGCTGCCATCAATAATTTCTGGTTGATATGCGCTACTAAAAGTATACACGCTAGTATTACCAGGATTGTTGTAGTCATTGAAGACCGTGAGTTTCACAAACTCTGCTGAGTTGATCGTTGTGGTATTCTGTACTTCAGGTATATCTTGTGCCATTATCTATTCCTATGCTGTTCCTACCCATTCATATAAATCGAATGAGTCGCTAAATTCTATCAATGCGTTATTGATCGTCGTACCATTACTATTTGCATAGCCACCGGGAATCAATTTATATGTAGGCATGTTTGGGCAGAACATATAGAACTCACAACTATTACCTACTGTGATGTTATCGTTTGCTACAGAACCTGTTATAATATTTGGTCTATTAGTAGTGACTGTGACTGTACCACCTGTACCTCTTGTTACTTGCGTAGTACTTGTGAACGGGAATGTATGCGTGCCTATCTGTATCAAATCGTTTGGTTCAAATATAACACGACCTGATGGTACTACTGGTAGATTACCTAGTACTAACTGATTGCCTACGAAACTTGTCACAGTTATGCCATTTAATTGAGCAGGTGACAGACTACCTTGATATTTGAATATCCAACTCAAACACGCATTATTACCGAACGTCACGACTTCAGGTGTGCTTCTATCTAATGTATCTAATGCTTCTAATAAACTGCGAACTTGGTAATATTTAAAACGACTTGGCATAGTCAATTTAAATCGCCATGGCTGATATGTCGGCGTCACGCTTGTGCGAGGTATCTCGTTGCGTGTGATCTGTATACCAACAACCTTTCTACGGTCTATCAATAGACTGTCGCAATTATCAATAATTGTTTGTAAACCTGCCATATTTGTTTCCTAATTATTATGTTTAAAACCTAATGTAGGTTTAACTTCACTACCATATCCAATCGCATAACATAATACAGTCAATGGCAAGAACCATAATGATATCAATCCTAGTATGTGTGCCCATGTGAATGATATCGCTGCCAATGAAAATACATTGAATGTTCCTGTATTAGGGAACGATCTAACTTTTTCTGATTCTGATAATTTCATTTGTTTTCTCCTTGATTTATTAAGTTGGTAATTCACGTTGTGCCATCTGCACAGTGCCTAACAATATCTTGCGATTCTCTGCAAATACTTGTGCAACGCTTCTACTATCTAATGCATTGATGTTGTTAGTCACATAACTATTATATATAGGTGCACTGACTCTGCCGGATGCCATGGCTTCTGTACCGGCATCTAGTTTATTGTTTGGTATGATGTTTCCAGCACTCTTTGGTACGAATAGTTCTGGTCCCTTTTCACCAACGATATATGGCGTATTGCCTGCTACTGGTCCACCTTTTTCTTTACCAAATATCTTCATTAGTACTGCGCTTTCAGGAAATATTGCTTTTAAAGCCGTACCTATCGCTTGGAACACTAACATCTTTGCTATCATCAATGATATGTCTTTGATAACGCTACGTGCAAAATCACTAAACTTAAATTTGCCAGTTTCGGCAAATGTATCTAATGCGTTGCTTATATTTTTCCATGCGCTCATCACAGCATCTTGTGCCATTTGTAAAGGTGTGAAGTTCTTAGCGATATCTGCTATCGCATTGATCATACCGGCGCTATAACTTTCAGATACGGCTTTATCACCCTTTATTCTGTTTTCTTGATTCTTTGTATCTTGATCGTATTGCTTACCTAATAATATAAGTTGATCTTCTAGATTCTTGATACGATCTTTATCTGCTTTATCGCCTTGTTTTTTAAGTTCAGTTATCTCATCATTTATAGTTTTTGATTGACCTTCGTAAGTCAAACGTAATCTAATCGTTTCAAGTTCTTGAGCAGCCTGTTCTTGCGTAACTTCGCCTCTGGCTCTACGCATTTGCATCTGTAGTTCTTCGCTAGAAATAGCACCTTGCAATAATATTTGATTTTGTGCTTTTTGATTTGCTATGGCTCTTTCTTGTTCTTTTAATACTTGAAGTCTCTTATATTCTTCATTGTTCAATGCTATGGTAGCATCACGTTGCTTGTTGACCTCTGCAATTTGTTTTTCTAATTGAACGATTAAATCTTGATTGGTCTTTAGACCTTTTCCTTTTTCTATTTGTATCTGTGATTCTAAATCTTTTACTTTCAATGCTGCTTCTGATTGTGCTTCAGCATTGGCTTTGATATTATTAGCACGATCACTTTCTACACCGATCAACCCTATCGCTTGACTACGTAATTTATTTGCTTCTTCATTTTGCAATTTCATTTGGGCTGTGGCTGCTTCCGCAGCCTTTGCCTTTTCACGCATTGCTTCTAATTCTTTTTCTGGTATGCCGGTAGCATCTGGAAATGCAGGGGCTTTAGGAGGCTCTACAGGTTTAGTTGCATCTGCTTTTAATTTGTCTGTAGCCTTAGCGAGATCGTCAGTAGTTCCTAAAACTTTCTTAATCTCATCTTCGTATTCGCTCCATACTGCCGCGCCTACTCCCGCTGTGGCAGCAAGTCCAGCCAATATTCTCCATAATGGATTCTTACCTAATAGATTACTGACTACTACAGTACCGGCTAATACTTTGTTTAGATTGGCTAAGTAACCGACCAATGTCAATACACTGGTTAATAATTTTGTACCAAATATAATAGCAAAGGCTGCACCTATGCCAATTATGATTTTTTTAGCGTCTTCTAATTCTAATTTCCAATCGCCTGTCTTACCTAATATCTGTCCTAATATTTCAATCGTTGCTTGTTGTAACGTGAAGAATGCATTTTCTATTTTCTGTGTTGTATCTGCTACTTTCTTTAATTCTGCTTCTAATTTGGCTACATCTTGTGTTTTGAATATCTCATTCAATACTTTAGGATCTATCTTACCAAATGCTTTACCAAATATCTCTATGCCTAATCTAGTACGGTCTGCGCCTTCTTTCATAGCGTCTAATTGACCTAAGGTTTTGCTTAATAATTCACCTTCACTTAATGTTTGTAATTCTTTTAGACCAATACCAACTTTTTGTAATGCTTGTGCGGCTTTACTACTTTGATCATCTGCGGCTTCACCAAGATTAGTATAAAATCGATTGATTAATGTACCAGCATCAGCAAAGTCGCCACCTGCTTCTTTAACTGCTAAGGCAAAAGCATTGACTTGTCCTGCTGCAAGACCTGTAGCACTTGCGATATCGCTAATTTGATCTGCGAATCTAGCGGCACCCACGATGAATGCACCAAACCCTATGCCAGCGAGAGCAGTACCCAAACCACCAATACTATTTTTAAGTTTATTAACCTGTTGTTCACCTTGTACGTCAACAACGATTTTATAATTGTCTACTGTTGCCATGTTAGATCCTCACCCCTAATTTTTTATAGACATAATCTCTGATATGCTGGTATGTAGGTTTGCTCATACCTTTTGGGGCTTGAGTGCTACCTCTCATTCCCCTATTAGTCATATGTCTACCTTTATCAAGAACTACAGCATATGGATAATTTGCATTGATAGTGTTATTTTGCAACTTAGTGTTGCGTTTTGCATTACCTGTTTTTTCAGGCGTGACATCGTGGAAGAATTTGTATGCTTCCCTACTGATGTTTCTATCATTGAGTGTGTCTAACACTTTATCCAATCGTGCTTTAATCTTGCTCATTTTTTATCTTTTCCCATTATCTTTAACAATTGATCTTGTGATAAGTTATAAGCATCGGCAGTAGGTATCTTATTCTTTGCTTTGTTAGCCTGAAATTTATCGTATGCGGCAAGGACATCCATGATCATAAAATCATAGGTCGTAGCATGTTGTTCCACTTGACTTGGTAGCATGTGAAATTTTTCTGCCATACGACCTACAGTGATCATTTTCGCGGTGCTCCACTCTTCTGGGTTGATGCCTTGCTCTGTGACTTTCCCAAGATGTCACCTAATTTGTTGATGACAGCCGCGGCAATGTCGATAGGTAAGTCTTCATTCTCTGCTAATGCTGGTTTGCCTTGATCGTTTAATATCAATTGCTTCATCATCTTTCCAAGATTCTCAAACTCACCTTTGCTTCTTGCATTAAAAAAGTCAAAGTATGTTGACATCGTTACGATATCAAATGTGTGAAATGTGATAGGTTCGCCGTATTTCTCAACGATATCTTTATCGTCTACGATGACTTCTATTAACTTGGGTATTGATGCGAATTTGCTAATGTTCATTTGTTTCTCCTTGAATTAATTAGTTCCCACTGTATTTATTGACTTCTTCTAATTCATTCTCTAGTAGTTGATTGAGAAGAGCCAATCTAAATGCTTGTTTTGCTTTTAATTGCCTGATAGTCGCTGCCATGTTATCTAACATAGGCATCATCTTTGCTTCATCAGCGATTAGACTGCGTAATTTTTCTTCCGTCGTGATTAGGAAGGTGTTGTTCTGAATATTCATTTGTTCTCCGTAAAGAAAAAAGAGAGCAGATCGCTCTGCTCTCTCTTTGGTCGATTAGACCTTGTTACCACTTCCCATGTCACCGTTAACAGCGATTGTGAGTGGGGATACCCACACAGGGCTGTCTGGTGATACTGTTGGTGCAACGCTACTCAAGTAACCTATTCCACTGTAGTAGAAAGTGTTAGCAGGTGTTACGTTTCCAACGTTACTGCTGTTATTCAACTGTAATCTGAATGCAACTTCAACACGGTTCTGAGATAAACCACTAACACCGTAATATTTGGCTGTTGTATTACCTGCGGCTGAATCGCCGAAGAATACTTCATCATCTATCACGATATTTGTAGTGATCTCGTTGTCGCTAGGTGTAGTGACTTTGTTGATACTTGCTGAACAGAAATCTGTCCAACTGAATATACCAGTACTGTTAGTTACTGTTACATCTTGCAAGCAAGTCACGTTTAGCAATGTTACTGCGTTACCAGAAACAAAGCCATTACCTGTGATACCGACGTTAGAGTTTGCCACATCAGTTGACAGTATAAGCGCAGGGAAAGTACCTGTCTCGTTTACTGTAATGTATGCCATTTTAGTTTCTCCTTAAAGTTAGTGGCGTCAATCATTAAAATCCAAGCGTTTTAAACTGAAAGTATAGGTATGTTTTTCACTACGATTACCGATCACTTCTGTTTTGCTATAAGTTATTTCATAATAACCATTAAAGAATTGTCTGTCTGCGGCAAGATCATTGATCGTACCTAAAACAAATATGCTTTGTGGGTCATCTTGGAAACTCACATACAAAATCTCAAATTGATCTGTCACGGTGTATATCTGACCACAAGGGGTCACACCATTGATGTTTACTTCACGACTGACAGGGTGAGCATCTCTGACATAAACGCCATATGGGACAACATCATCAGTACTAGGGTATATGCCACTCACTTCCACGATAGGTGTAAGTGTGTTGCACGTGGCTCTCATATATTCTACAAGAGCCTCCTTAGATATTAATGGTTGATGTCTTGATGGCATCAGAAATATCTCCTGTCATTGTTGAAGTAGTCTACGTCTGCTGTCCAATTTTCTTCTAACTTAGTCGTTGGACCGTTAGGAGCATCTTGGTTCAGATCATAGAAGTTCATCAATTGCAATGCTTTCTCCCATTCACTCTGATATCTACGTAATGCGTGATCAAAGTTAACACGGTCAACATCGTTGACATTGCTAGTATCTGATACGATTGATTCGTAGAATACCTTTACAGCCATGAATGTATCAAGGCGTATCAATGTCTGATCATTTTTGATGAGCAGACTTGGGTTGAATGAGGATATCAATGCACCGTTAGGTAAGTTAGTGTAATATGTTGCCCCTAACACCGTGTCGCAATACTTTTGCCACCAACCAAATTCAAGTTGATAAAGGATCTCTTGACTACCTACTTTGAAGTAGTCATCCCAATTGACCTGCATTTGACTTGCACGGCGTTCAGCGGCAGGATCATAGAATATGATATCCTGTACTGTTGCATTACTGACTCGTTGATAGGGGACTGACATAGTAAACTTTTCCTATATTATTTCAATTATTACTGCTGAATGTTGATTGCTCCGCCTCTACGAGGATCGGCTACGCCGGCACCCATGTAAGCAAGACCTGTTAACCACATCTGCAAGCCGCCTGGCTTCTCGCCCATCTTGATCTGTAGACCTTCTTTGAGTACTGTGAAAATCGCAGTCTCGTGGAAGTATCCGCCTACTAGAACGCTGAATGGACCAGATGACAAGAATGTGCGTGAAGCAGTTGACAAGAATGTAGTGAACATTACCATGCAACCATAGACTGATTCAATACGACCAGTTGATAACAATTCGTTACCAAGTGCTGATAGGTTTGAACCACCTGA